ATCGGTCCGGTAAGGGTCGGGTGACGATTCCCGACGAACTGTGGCCGCTTCTGGGGCTCACTGAACCGTCAGGTGCGTTCGCGGTTGACATGCTCGGCATGGACTCGTGCCATCTCGCGTGGTGCTCTCTGAACTTTGGCGCGACGTACTGTTCGTGCGGTGTGGACATCGCAGGGTTCCCGATCTTCGAGGAGCCGGAAGATTGAACCTGGGCTACGACATCGCTGCGCAACTCCCTTACCTTCGGTCGCAGGCTGAGTCGCGGTTTACGGAGACGTTCAAGGCGTACACGGTGACTCGAACTGGGCCGGATGCTGACGGGCTGTACACCGACACTGAGGTGACCGTTTACGCGGCCGTGGCGGGTAGGTGGAAATCCCCGACGCTGACCGTGTCTGAGCACGAGCAGGGAGCGCAGGTTCCCGCTGTGCAGGACACGCAAATTCACGTTGCGGTGGGTTCTACGCCACTGGTCAGCGTGAACACGATGTGGCGGGTTACCGCTTCGACCGTAGACGCATCTCTGGTGGGTCGCGAGGCCCGGACGAAAGGTCTCCCGCAGGCCGGTCAGGTCACCGCGCACCGGTATCCGGTGGAGGAAGCGAACTGACATGGCCGATGGTATCGAGTTCGATTTCTCCGAGCTGAACAAGCTTGCCGCCGACCTTGATCTTGCAGCGGAGGGCGTCGAGGAGCCGTTGAAGGTTGCCCTGAACGTGACGTCGAACCGGATCAAGAAGTCGGCGCAGCGGAAGGTTGGTGCGCGTCGGCACTTCCGGCAGGCGGCGCGGGCGATCACGTTCGACGTGAACTCGCGGAAGCATTCGCTTGAGTCTGAGATCGGTTACGAGAAGGGTCGCGGCGGGGCCGCGCATCTCGGAAACCTGATCGAGTTCGGGGCGCCGGGTTCACCGAACGCTCTGACGCCGGGTAACGAGCTCGCGTCTTCTCTGGCGGAGAACGAAGAGGACTTCATGCGTGGCGTGTTGCGTGCGGTTGACGACGCCATGCGGAAGGCGGGTCTGTGATGTCGAAGAAGCACACTGACGCGTTGAAGGCGAAGACGCAGGAGCTTGTTGCGTTTGCTACGAAGACGTTCATCACGCTCGCCCAGTACCCGAACGGCACGAAGCCGGCGCCGCCGTACATGGTTTGGCATCCGGCGCAGGGTGAGAACGAGCAGACGGGTTTGACGGGTCCGCGGTCTCGGAAGAATCCGCGGTACACGGGACATCTTGTGGGACGGGACGCCGACGAGGTGCAGGGGCTTCTGGATCTGCTCGAGGCGAAGCTGTGCCCGGGTGGCATCGGGGTCACTCTCACGGTGGCGGGGGAGCGGTCGAAGCCGCTGTGGTTCTCGTCGCCTTTGCCTATTCAGGTGCAGACGGACCCGCAGCCGACGATCGTGTACGCGGTTGTTGAGGTGGGTTGGTCGGCCGATCCCGAATGACCACTAGTTCGCAGGAGCCCTCGCCGTGTGCGGGGGCTTCTCCAGTTAAGGGGGTCCGCATGGCGAAGCGAAAGCAGCCGGCGAAACCGACCGCACCGGGTCACATCGTGCTCGAGGACGCGCACGGGAACCGGGTGACGGTGACCGAAGCGCATTGGCGTCGCTGGATGGTGGCGCTTTCACAGACCTTCCGCCCCGTGGCGGAGACACCGGACACATCCGTGTCCATTGAGCCGCCCACGGGCGACAAGACAGAGGAGAACTGACATGGCTCTTGAGGACGTTCCCCAGTCCGTGAACTGGGACGACAACCTTCGCATCACATGGACTGCGGAGGCTGACGACCCGAAGTCCGCTGCGGACCTCATTGCGGGCGTCGACCTGACGTACTCGCTGAAGACGCTCACCCGCACGATCAACGAGGCGCGGATCGAAGACCCGCGGCTGACGCTGAAGCAGATCCTTGAGCGTCCCGGCAAGATCACGGAGACCGTCGAGGTGCAGTACGTGTTCGGCGACGACGCGGATGTTGCTGCGGCGACCCTGATCCAGGGCACGAAGGGTCACCTGACCCTTCGCTACTCGCTTCCGAACTCGACGGTTTGGGCTGCGGCGCAGGTTGTCGACGTCATCACCGTTGAGTGCGGCAAGCAGCGTAAGGACTCGCCCGTTGAGAACGGTGTGCAGACCCTGACGCAGACGCTGTTCGTGATCGACATCACTGAGGACGACGTCGCGATCGCTGCGTAACAAGCCCCGGGCTGGGTGGTTCCTCCACCGTCCATCCAGCCCGGTTCCCCCCACGGTGGAGACAGGTGGAGAACATGAGCATTCAGGAACTGATTGAGAAGGCTCGAGCGGAGGCGGCTACACCCGTCACCGACTCGGCAAACGTGGTTGTCGGCGGAGAGATGGTTGCGCTGACGTTCACGAAACTGTTGGGTGCGGAGTGGTCCGCGATCACCGCGATCAACCCGCCGCGTAAGGGTGCACAGCTCGACTCGAATCTGGGTTACAACCTGGACGCCGCAGCAGGCGCTTACCCGGTCGACAAGCTGACCGTGGCCGGCGAGCACCCCACGGCAGGCGAATGGGTGGAGTTGTACGGGCTGCTGGATTCCCCGTGGCGGGAGACCATCGCACTGAAACTGTGGGGACTGAACCAGCAGGGGCCTGCGGCCAGGATTCTCACACTGGGAAAAGCTTCCTCGGGGGCCGGTTCCAGGAAGAAGCGGAACTAGCCCTCGAGATAGGTGTCTCGCCGCGTCGGCTCTCTGGTTGGGAGCCGGCCGAGGTGACGACTTACGAGTATGACGGTGACCGTCTGGTGAGTTCGGTGACGATCCGGGAGGCGGAGTTCTCGCCATTGGATGTTGCTGCGCTGCTTGAGGCACGCCGACGTGCGCGGATTCGGCGTGGCCCCCACGGGTACACGATCGCGGAGGCGACGGACCCGGACAACCAGTTCAACTTTGTGGCGAAGCCGCGTCAGGACTGGGCGATGCGTGCGTTGAATCAGGCGCAGGAGACGTACAAGGCCGCTAACCCGGGATCTACCGATCTTGGGTCTCTGGTGTGGGACGTGCAGAAACGATCGTGACCACGCCGACGACTAGTAGCACCCACGAGGGCATGTAGAGCCAGAGGGTTCGCAACAGGTCCAGTCCGAGGGTCATGTAGACCGTCACGCCGGCGAGCAGCACGGCAACCGCTATTAGTGCTGCGCCCGTGACGGTCTTGGCCCTCATGCAACCGAACAGTACCGGACTGCCGGTCGAGATACATCCCTGGAGGGTGCATGACTAGGCAGGTTAAGGCCGAACTGGCGATCGGGTACCAGCAGTACGTCGACGGGATGAAGAAGGCCGCTGCGGCGACCCGGGAGACGGCCACCGAGGCGCAGAAGCTCGCGGAGCAGCGGGAAGCGTTCACGCTCCTTGGCCGTACTGCGCTCGCGTCGGGTGCGGTCATCGCTGCCGGACTGGGTGTCGCGGTTGCCAAGTTTGCGGAGTTCGACCAGGCAATGTCGAACGTTGCCGCGACCGGTGAGGATGCGCGCGACAACATTGAGGCGCTGCGTGATGCGGCGCTCGAGGCCGGCGCCACGACGGTGTTCTCTGCGACGGAGTCGGCTAACGCGATTGAGGAGCTGGCGAAGGCTGGCCTGGACGCGTCGGAGATCCTGGGTGGCGCACTCGCGGGTTCCCTGGACCTTGCCGCGGCGGCAGGTATCGGTGTGGCGGAGGCCGCGGAGATCGCTGCGACCACCCTCCAGCAGTTCAGCCTTGACGGTAGTGACGCCACGCATGTGGCTGACCTTCTGGCGGCAGGTGCCGGTAAGGCCATGGGCAACGTGGGCGACATCTCGCAGGCGCTCGGTCAGGCAGGTCTGGTTGCGGACCAGTTCGGTGTCTCCGTTGAGGAGACGGTTGGTTCGTTGGCGGCGTTTGCGTCGGCTGGTCTGCTCGGTTCTGATGCAGGTACGTCGTTCCGGACGATGCTTCTGCGTCTCGCGAATCCTACGGGTGAGGTCCGCGATCTCATGAAGGAGATCGGGTTCGAGGCGTATAACGCTCAGGGCCAGTTCATTGGTCTGTCTGGTCTGGCCGGCGAGCTCGAGACGTCCCTCGCAGGGATGACGGATGAGCAGAAGCAGACCACCCTGGCGATGATCTTCGGTCAGGATGCGATCCGTGGCGCGACAGTCCTCTATGAAGAGGGCGCGGCCGGTATCGAGGACTGGACGAACAAGGTTGACGACGCCGGTTATGCGGCTGAGACCGCGGCGACGAAGCTCGACAACCTGAAGGGTGACTGGGAGGCACTGTCGGGTGCCGTTGACACTGCCCTCATCTCTATGGGTGAGGCGGCAGATGGCCCTCTGCGGTTCTTCACGCAGGGTCTCACGACCCTTGTTGACAAGTTCAACGAGATTCCGGCTGCCGGTCAGCAGGCCGTGTTCTGGATCGGCGCCGTGGCGAGTGCTACGGGCCTCGCGTATGGCGCGTACCTGCTGCTGATCCCGAAGGTGGCCGAGTTCAATGCGGCGCTCGAGTTGATGAGCCCGCGCACTCAGTCTGTCGCCAAGGGCCTCGGCATGATCGCGAAGATTGGTGGCGGTGCTATCGCTGGCCTGGCGGTCGGCGTGGTGGCACTGGATGCTCTCACTCAGGCGCTGAAGGACATTGGTCCCGAGGCTGAGGAAGTTGCGAACAAGGTCGTTTCGGCGCGTAACGCCGTGGATCTTCTGGCTTCCTCTGCTGGCAAGTTCGGTGGCTCAGGGATCGAACTCGCTACGCAACAGCTCAAGGAGTTGGGCGCCGTGCTGGAGCACGGCGGACCCTCGTCGGCCTCCGACATCATCGGCAGCTCGACGATCTCGAACCTTCAACTGCTGGGTACTGAGCTCGGGAAGGTCGCGGGCTCGGACCTTCCCGCGGCGCAGCGACAGTTCCGCCTGCTCGCCGAGTCGGCCAACCTGACCGAGAAGCAGCAGTTGCTTCTGCTGGATCAGATGCCGGCGTACAAGTCGGCTCTGACTGAGCAGGCGACGGCTTCCGGTGTCGCTGCTGATGGACAGGAACTCCTTGACCTTGCCTTCGGTAAGACAGAGGAGTCCACCCAGGACAACGAGGATGCTTTGCGTGCGCTCGCCGGCCAAGCGTCGATCACGGGTGAAGGCATCGATGCGCTGGCTGACCAGATCCGCAACTTCGGTTCCGCGACCCTGAGTGTTCGTGACGCGCAGCGTCAGTTCGAGCAGGCGACGGACGATGTATCGGATGCGGTTCAGCGTCAGATGGACGAGTTCATCAAGCCGCAGGAGGACGCCTACCTGGCTGCGAACGGCACCCTTGACGGGTTTGTGGCTTCGATGGAGGGGTTCATCCCGACGCTGGACACCACAACCCAGTTGGGGCGTGACGCTGAGGCGTCGCTGGATGATCTTGCGGAGTCGACCCTTGAACTGTCTGCGGCGACGATCGAGCAGACGGGGTCTCAGGAGGACGCCAACGCGATCATCGCGGATGGTCGCCAGCGCCTTATCGACATGTTGGCTCAGTTCGGCATTACGGGGCAGGCCGCGGAGGACTATGCGGACGACCTGGGGTTGATCCCGGCCAACGTGGAGACGGCGGTTGAACTGACCGGTGTCGAGACGGCCGAGAAGGAACTGGCGTGGCTGACTCGTCGGCGTGAGGCGCAGATCGCGGTGTCGACCTCGGAACCGCGGCTGCGGGATGGTGCCGCGTCGGGCGGTCGCGCTTACGGTGGCGAGATTTCTGGGCCGGGTGGTCCGACTGACGATGCTGCTGGTTTGTACCGGCTGTCGGACAACGAGCATGTCCTTACTTCGGCTGATGTTGACGCGATGGGTGGTCAGCATGCGGTGTACGCGTTCCGTGACTCCTTGCATTCCGGTGGGGGTGGTGGGGCGGGTCGTACCGCGCAGCCGGTCATCCAGAACATCTACCCGCAGCCGGGGATGAGTGAAGAGCAGATCGGGCGTGCCGCGGCGCGAAGCCTCGAGTTCGAGATGAGGAGCTCATGAGCATCACGGCGACAGTCGGTGGGCTGACGTTCCAGGCCGGGGGTTCTGCGGCGACGTACACGATCGGCGATAACGGGCTTGATGGTTGGTTCGTTGGTGGTACGTCGATGCGTCGTCAGTATGTGGACCGCCCTAACCATCCCGGGCAGTTTGCGACACCGGGTTACCTGTCGGGTCGTATCGTCACGCTCTCCGGGATGGTGCTGGGGACTGGTGATGAGGAGGCGTTTGAGGACGCGTTGGATGCGTTGGATGCGCTGCTCGAGGACGGGGGTTCGGACACTCTGACGGTGACGACTCCGAAGGGTGCGAAGACGGCGACGGTGTTCCGGTATGGGGAGCCGCAGTTGCGGATTCTTGTGTATGGGTCGGTTGCTGAGTATCAGATCCAGTTGTGGGCGCCTGACCCGGAGAAGGTGGTTGTTCCGTGACTTGGTCTTACTGGTTCTGTGACACGCTCACGGGCGAGAAGCAGCTTGAGGTGGAGCCGGCGGGCGGTTCGTGGTCGCGCCGGCTGAATGTGACTCAGTCGGGGTCTCATGTGTTCTCGTTGGGTGACCGTCTTCACACGCGGGAGACGTGGCGTGCGTTGACGGAGACGTGGAACCGGGTTCTGGTGCAGTGCTGGGATGACGTTCCCGTGTATGCGGGGGTTGTGACGGGGCGCCCGTATGACCGTGACACGCAAATGTTGACGGTGCAGCACACGGATATTCGGTCGTGGTTTTCGTACCGGTACCCGTTTGGTGTGGCGGGGTATTCGGATGTGTCTTTGGTGCCGGGGAATCTGACGATCACGAGTAAGTCGTTGGTGTCCGCGGTGGGTCTGGTGTTGGATGCGGGCTTGAAGGGGCCGATCGGTTCCCCGTATGCGATCTACCCGTTGCCGATTGTGTTGCCGTCGCTGGTGGAGTCCGGGTCGTTCTCGGCGGTGTATGAGAACTACAACTTTCAGCGGGTGGCTGACATTCTTGACGACCTTCAGGGGTTGGATGGTGGGCCGGATGTGGAGTTCGCTCCGCAATGGTCTGGCACTGACACGCTCGAGTGGGTGACGCGGGCCGGTGCGTTGACGGGTGGCACGTTCAACTTTGATTTGACTGCTGCGGATTCGCCTGTGTCGTCGTACAGGTCGTCTGAGGACGGGTTGAAGCAGGTTACGGGTGTGTTCGGGATCGGTCAGGGTTACGGGTTGACGATGGCTGTGGGTGGTACGGCGAATGCGTTGCCGTATGTGATTCCGGCTCGGGATACGACTTATCCGGTGAAGATGGCTGCGACGCCGGGTGCGGCGGGTGATCTTGCATTTGCGCGGGTCCAGAAGTACAAGTATGCGACGGTTCAGCCGGAGCTGACTGTTCTGGCGACGGAGGTGTCGCCTACGGATCTTGTGTTGGGTTCGACGATTACGGTGACGGATTCGGATGACCCGTTCCTGCTGGATGGGCCGACGGATTTCCGGTTGATCGGGTTGTCGGGTGGGGTTGGCGATTCTTTGACGCTCACTATCGAGGAGGCGTTTGTCTGATGGTTGCTATCGACAATCCTGGTAGTGAGATGGGCGACCTGATGAGGCGTGTCCGGTTTTTGGAGACGCAGTCGGGTGCGGATGGGTCCGGGTTCGGTGGTGGTGACGGTGACCACCCGGGTGCTGGTGGCGATTCCATCCTGCTGGGTACCGATGGTCTAGCGGACGGGTACGCGTCGGTTGCGATCGGGTTTGAGGCGAAGGCTTCGACGATCACTGAACCGGATGCGGATGAGGCTGTTGCGGTTGGTACTGCGGCGACTGCTGACGGTTTCGGCGCGGTCGCGCTTGGTGGGCGTTCGTATGCCCAGTACGAGACGGCGACGGCGCTCGGGTGGTCGGCTGATGCCCTGCATCTGCGGTCGACGGCGGTGGGTGAGAACGCGGTTACGACGCAGGCGGATCAGATTCGTCTGGGTAGGTCTGGGCAGCAGGTGTCTGTCCCGGGGAATCTTGTGGTCAACGGGACGTTCTCGAACCCGTCGGCGCGTCGGTTGAAGCAGTGCATCATCCCGGCGCCGGTCCTTAGTGACATTTTCCCGGAGCTCACGGAGTGGGAGTACATCGACGGTGACGGGGCGCGTCGCCTCGGTTACATCGCGGATGATCTGGTCGGCACGGACGCGGAACGGTTCGTGACGTTCGACGATGACGGGCGTCCGGCTGGGATCGACTACCTGGGGTTGCTGGTCGTGCAGAACGCGCAGTTGCTGGCACGGGTCACCGTGCTCGAGAACATGATTGAGGGGCTGACGAATGGCTGAACTGGCCCAACTGCCTGGGGTGTTGGATCTCCGCATCTACCGGGGTGATGACTCGAACTTTCAGGTGACGATGACGGATACGGAGTCGGGTGACCCGTTGGTGTTGCCGACGACGGGGTGGCGTGCGCAGGTGCGTCTCGACACAGCGGCTACGAGCGAGATCCTGTTCTCGTTGACGGTGGATGCGTCGGATGCTGCGACGGGTGTCATCTCCCTGTCGATTGTGGGGGACGATACGGCGGAGCTCGAGGGGCCGGTGTTCTGGGATTTGGAGAACACGGACCTGGACCGGACATATCTGGCGGGGAAGATTCGGTTGTCTGGGCAGGTGAGCCGCGATGAGTGACATCACCGTTGCGGTCACGGCTCAGCCGGCCATTGAGGTGGGTGTTACGCCTACTGGGGCTACGGGACCGCAGGGTCCAACTGGTGCGGCTGGTGCAACCGGCCCGCAGGGTGCGACCGGTCCCGCAGGCCCGCAGGGGGAGACGGGCGCTGCTGGTGCAACTGGCGCGACCGGTGCGACGGGTCCCGCTGGGCCTGCTGGAGATGTCGGACCCGAGGGGCCTCAAGGCGAACCTGGTGAGACGGGCGCAACGGGTGCTACCGGTGCGACCGGGGCGACTGGCGCCACCGGCGCAACTGGTCCCGGTGTGGCGGCTGGTGGCACGACCGGGCAGGTGCTCGCGAAGAACTCCGGCACGGATTACGACACGGAGTGGGTCGACGCGGCTGGTTCTGATCTTGCGGTTGCGGACGGTTCCGCGATGAACCCGCACACCACACAGGGCGCCGCACGTAACGCGTCACTTCCGAAGAACTTCTGGCAGTACACGGGCACCGAGGGTGTGGATGACCCGACGAACGCGATCTTGGGCGACGAATGGATTAGCGCATGACCACCATCAACGGCACCATCACGAGCGCCAACCCCGGCCCCGCGCTCTACTCCGCGCTCGAGACGGCGATGCTCGCAGACGGGTGGACGCTCGAAGACACCGTCGTCATCGGCGGCAACACACACAAAGTGCTCAAGTCTGCCGCCGCCGGGAACGCGCAGGGGCTCGACTGGTACCTGGACATCAACTTCCCAACGACCGGTACCACTGGCGGCATCCGATTCGCGCCGTTCGAGTCATACACGGCTGCATCGGACCTCGGTATCCGCGGCCCCTACACCGCTAACGTATCGACCATCATCGACGCGACGACCTATTCCCGCTTTGCCGCCACCGGGTCGGCGTTGGAGACGAACTGGTCGAACAGTGCTAGTTACACGGGACTCTCGCTCCCGCTGACAACCGGGGCGTTCAACTACCGGGTCAGTGTGACGCGTAACCGGATCATCGCCATGCTGACGAATAACCCGAACCAGATCGCTTACGCCGGGTTCTTTGTTCCGTCTGCTGCACATGCGAGCCACGCTGGTGCTGCACTGTTTCCGCTCATTATGGCGGTCTTCAGCTCGTCGGCCAGTGCGGCTGTGACTGGCGGCTCGGCGGGGACCACCAGTGTCGCGCTCACACGCCTGCCTAAATTGACGTCGATGCTGAGTAACGGTTGGGCCACGTATGCCATCGTCCCCACGTCGACCGCTGGAATCGGTGGGTCGCCGGAGGGACAGGTTGGCGTGGCTGTGTCGCCATTCACCGGGCGCGCTACGCTGCGTCCCCTCCCGATCCTCATCAATGCGCAGGGAACTACGATCAGCGCCCCCTCCACGTCGACCGCGCTTCTCGACGAGATCGGCACGATTGAGGATGTTGCCTGTGGCTACGTCTCGTCGTCCTCGGTTCGCGATGACAGCGTGACTATCGGGTCGGACACTTGGTATGACGTCACGCCAAGCGCTTCATCCACGCTGTTCTTCCGGGGCATCTGATGGCCTCTCTCGGGAGCGCTGAGTTGAGCGCGGCCCCTTCACCTCACTCCTCGACTGTTGCCCTGATGCCGGCGTCTGGGGGTTCGCTCGGCACGCTGACGGAGATTGCGACGGGGACGGGCGGCGAGACGTTCGAGCCCAAGCGATTCCTATGCGTCTCCCCCGGCGTCTGGGTCCCGATCCAGTAACCCGCCCCACCAGTAGCCCCCGCATCGTCGGGGGCTTCTCATGCCCTCAGCGAACCCGCTGGGGGCTTTGTCGTGAGAGGACCACACCATGCCGACCATCGACGGTGCCGCCGCGGCACGCACACTGCTGACCTACGCGCCCCTCGCGAAGCACGGCTTCTGCCTCCTGTACGTGTGGCTCGCGATGAAGGCGCACGGCGCCACATCCGGGACGACGTACCCGACGGCGCTGTCCGCGTGGAACGCGACGACCCGTCGCCACGCCGACAAGAACCCGCCTGCCGGCGCGGCCGTGTGGCTCGGTCGACGCCACTCCGACGGCAACATGGCTGGTGACGTGTGCATCAGCGTCGGCGGCGGCCGGGTCGCGTGCACCGACTACCCCGGCTGGGGCCAGGTCGGCACCTGCACCATCGACCAGCGCATCGCGCAGACCGGCCGCACCTACCTCGGCTGGACCGAGGACTTCCTCGGCAACACGACCGTGAGCGTCGGCTCGCCCGCCGGCGGAGGGGGAGGAGGGGCTCTCATCGTCGACGGCGACTGGGGACCGGCCACTACCTCGAAGCTGCAGTCCGTCCTCGGCGTGACCGTCGACGGGCAGCTCGGCCCGCAGACCATCTCGGCGCTGCAGGGTCGCCTCGGCGTCGGTGTCGACGGGCAGATGGGACCGCAGACCATCTCCGCGCTGCAGGCCAAGGTGGGCGCCACCGTCGACGGCCAGCTCGGTCCGAACACGATCCGCGCGCTGCAGACGTACCTCAACGGCGGCGGCACGTTCTCCGCCGCGCCGGCGCCCGCGCCCTCGGGGCAACTGACCGTCGATGGCCAGTGGGGACAGGCGACGACGAGCGCGTTCCAGAAGAGCCTCAACGTCACAGCCGATGGCGAACTGGGGCCGATCACATGGAAGGCCTTCCAGACCGCCGTAGGCATCACCGTGGACGGCATCCCCGGTCCGCAGACGTACAAGGCGCTTCAGATGAATGTTGGAGCTACCGTCGATGGGGCTCTCGGCCCGGAGACCGTGAAGAAGCTTCAGGAGCACCTGAACGCGGGCAAGGGGTGGACGAAGGTCACACTCCCCACTGAGCCCGTCTCCGCACCCGCAGTACCTCGCACGCCCGTCTACCCTGACGCGATCCGCGGGTGGACCGTACCGCTCTCCAGCGACCGCGCAGCAGGCTCCGTCATCAACCGGCTCATCATCCACCACACCACGAACACCGGAGACGAGGAGCCGTACTTCAAAACGAAGAACGACCGCTCATCCTGCCCGACGTGGTACGTGAAGGCGAACGGTGACGTGATCGAGATGATTGCGCCGGAGAAGCGCCCGAGCGCGACCGGTTCCGCGAACACTTACTCGGTGGCGATCGAGACGCAGAACACCTCCGGCTCGCCGTCATGGGGCATCTCGCAGGACTCTCACGAGACGATCGCCCGTATTGCGGCGTGGCTGTCGAAGCAGACGAAGTTCGGTGCGTTCACCGTCGACATCAAACTCGACCGGACGCACATCATCGGGCACAACGAGGCTGGCGTGAACGCGACCGCGTGTCCCGGCCCGTCGATGAATCTGGATGGAATCGTGGCGCGTGCTGTAGAGCTCGCCGCCGCGCCTGACCCCGACCCGGTGGAGACGGTCACACTCACCCGCGCGTCGTTCGACAAGATCCGCGCGAACCTCACCGCCGCGCTCGAGGCGTTGGGGGGTGCCTCGTGACCGAGGACGCGCCCCCGATGCGGCCACAGGACCAAACCAACTTCCTCCTCGGACAGTTGACCGGTCAGGTGGGTTCGTTGCAGTCGTCGGTGGATTCGAACACGAACACCCAGGCGGACCTGAACAACTCGTTCAGGGCGGGCATTGAGAAAGCCCAGTCGACCGCAGACCGGGCACTGTCTCAGACCGAGATGGTGGCTCAGCGCATCCCGTTGCGAACGCCCTGGTACCAGATCGGTAGCGGACTCGCAGGGTTCGCAGCGCTCGTACTCGCAGCCATCGCACTACTCCCCAACTTGCTTCGCTAGGAGAACAACATGTCTGACATCCCCAACGCTTCACACCTCGGCGTGATCGTGAAGAACGCGAAAGCACGCGCCATCATCTACGGCACCTACGTCGTCGCCATCATCGTGGCCGGCGCCGCACAGGTCGCATACGCGTCACTCGAGCTCGGACAGCCCGACATCCTTGTTGCGGCTGTTGCGGTGCTCGCCTACCTGGGTGTCCCGGTCGGCACGCTTGCCGTCGCTAACACGAACAGCAGCGCCGCTTGATCCGCTTTACGCCCTTCAAGGGCAACTCGATCCGCCTCGCCTTCGGGTTCCTGTTCCCCTGGTTATAAACACTCACGCCCCCGGGCCTGCACTTCGGTGTCAGGTCCGGGGGCGTCTTCTGCGTTAGTACTGGAACGGTATCGTCCGCCAGTACACGAGTCGCAGGTGTGAGCATGGGCCGGGGGAATCACACGGGGAGTCGTCGTCAGCATGGTAGGGGATACCTGGGGGAGTGACTTCGGTGGCCGGTGTGATGGTGGGGCGGGGCGTGTCCATAACCGGGGGAGGACGGTAAACGCTCCCCTGATACATCACCGCTTGGATCTCTGGTTCCCGGTCTTCTCGCCCCAGTCCGCGATGGCACCACCACCGGGGCCGTGCGAGGCGAGGAACGCCATGTGTACCCGGTAGCAGGCATCCCGCAACGTGACAGCCCACCCGATCACATCACCGTGGCGCATCACCTTGTAGCGGAGTTCGGTCCCGTTCATCACCCGGCGCAGTTCGATACGCCCGTACTCGGTCCCGTCTGGGGCAACCATCCGCCACACACCGGTCGGACCCTCGACGGCAGCTTCGATAGGGTGCCAGTCCGCCATGAAGTGAGACTACGCGTGTGCCTTGGTATCGGATGCGATCACCCAGTGGCGGTTTAGTGGCTGTTTTCAGAGACTACTTGTGACTCCCTCCAGCTACCGCCCCGCAGAATCACGCGAAACGGTAGAGGGAAGTAGGCACAGGTAACCGCGACTGCATACCAGACTGCTCAGCATTCGGGGGTTCGAATCCCTCACTCGCCACCAGGCCCACAGCCCCGGAAAACCAACGAAACCGCCCCGCCAGTCTTCGGACAGGCGGGGCGGTTTTCCGCGCTAGTGGCTATTTAGTGGCGGTTTTGCCCACGCACCTGGCACACAGTCGCGAGGCCGGGACGTTCGCGACGTCGTCGTAGAACGTGTTGTCGAGGAAGATGCGCGTGGAACACACCGCGAACCAACTCTCGTCGTCGCGCTTCCGGTGGTACTTCTTCGCACCACTCGTGCTGGGGTAGTTCGAGAACGATGCGTCGCGCTGGTAGACGCGCTCGCTCATTACTCACTCCTATCGGCGGCGCGGAGCGCCGCGAGGATCGTGCTGTCCCGGCCAGCGACAGCGTCGTCCCACGTCTTCATCCGCCCGTCGTCGAACCCGGCCTCCCAGACCCGACGCATCTCATCAGTTACGCGGACTTCGGTAGACTCTGTCATGTCGACTCCTTCATAGTCGGCTCTTGCCCTCGGCCCGTCGCAATCGGGTCGGGGGCTTCTTCACTCACATTAACAGCGACACCCGACAACGGAGACAGCAACTTCTGAACGGTCGCCGCCGACGCCGGCCCCCGCGACGCCTGCTCCACGTAATGCCGCAGATTCCCGAACCCCGTATGCCCAAGCTGGTCACGCGCCGCCTCAACACCCAGATCCTCAGCCAGCAACGTCGCCACAGCCTTACGGAACGCCCCAGGAGTCACCGACGCGTAACCACTCCCCTCCAGAGCGGCCCTCCAATCCCTGCGAAGGTTGTCAGGCCACCGCGGCGTACCCGCCGCAGACGGAAACACAAGCTCCGAGTACGCACCCGCCGCACGTGCCACGAGCATCGGCACAACGAACACGGGCAACTCGAGCTCACGGCGGGACTTGTCCGTCTTCAACGTCTCCTTCACGACAAGCTTCCCGTCGATGCTCCTCGCAACGGTCCCGTTGATCGTGACCGTGGGAGGCATCGAGTCGAAGTTGAAGTCAGACCACCGCAGCGCCAGAACCTCGGACGTGCGGGCGCCGGTTGCGGCGT